GGACCGGCGTTTGATAAAATGCGGAGGTTTTTTTCGGATGGGATGCGAATACGACCTGCTTGGTGATCCGATCCCGCCAAATTTTGGTGAGCGGGGACGGCCCCAGCACGTGCCGACGATGGAAAATCGCAACAAAGTCAGGGTGTTACTGGCGTTCGGCTGGACAAAGATCGAGATCGCCAGGGCGGTGAGAATCACCGGCAAGACACTGGCGAAGCATTATTTCCGGGAACTGCGCCAGCGCGACGAGGCGCGGCCGGCGCTGAAGGCGAAGGCGTTGATGCTGATTTTCGAGGCCGCCCAGGGCGGCAATGTAACGGCGATGAAGGAGTTGCAGCGGCTGATCGAGAAGGACGAGGTCGATCGGATGCCGGCGCGCCAGGCGCGCCAGCCGGCGCCGGGCAAGAAGGAACTGCTGAACGCCGCCGCGCGCGATGGACACGAGGACACCGGGTGGGGCTCGGTCCTGAACTGAGCGCGCCCTGGTCGTTCGCCTGCCCGGATTGGGTCGAGCGGCTGCGGGCCGGGCGGTCACTGGTCCCCGACATGCCGCTGAACCGGGCCGAGGCCGACCGAGCGGTGGCGATCTTCAACCGGCTGCGGCTGCCAGATGTGCCGGATCAGCCGGCGATGGCCGAGGCCGCCGGCGAATGGTTCCGCGACATCGTGCGGGCGCTGTTCGGGTCGCTGGACACGGCGACAGGGATCCGGCTGGTGGCCGAGATATTCGCCCTGGTGCCGAAGAAGCAGTCGAAGACGACGGGGGGCGCTGCGCTCATGCTGACCGCGCTCCTGATGAACCAGCGCCCCCGCGCCGAGTTCCTGCTGATCGGGCCGACGCAGGACGTCGCCGATATCGCGTATCAGCAGGCGGCCGGGATGATCGAGGCCGATCCGGATGGCTACCTGCAGAAGCGGTTCCACGTCCGCGACCACATCAAGACCATCGCCGACCGCAAGACCAGGGCTAAGCTGCTGATCAAGACCTTCGAGATGCGGGTCTCGACCGGCGTCAAGCCGGTCGGGGTGCTGATCGACGAGATGCATATCATGTCGAAACACTCGGCTGCCAGCCGGGTGGTCGGCCAGTTGCGCGGCGGACTGCTGCCGAACCCCGAGGGGTTCTTGATCACGATCACCACCCAGAGCGACGAGCCGCCCGCCGGCGTGTTCAAGGCGGAGCTGCAATACGCAAGGGGCGTGCGCGACGGCCGGATCACCTCGCGGGTGCGCACGCTGCCGATCCTGTACGAATTTCCGGAAGCGATGCAGAGGGATAGGGCCCAGCCCTGGGCGGATCCGGCGAACTGGCCGATGGTGCTGCCCAACCTCGGGCGCTCGATCACGCTGGATCGGCTGATCGGTGACGGGGAGATGGCGCGGGAGAAGGGTGCCGAGGAGTTCCGGCGTTGGGCCTCGCAGCACCTGAACGTCGAGATCGGGCTGGCGCTGCACTCGGACCGCTGGGTCGGCGCCGATCATTGGGAGGCGGCGGCCGATCCGGCGCTGACGCTGGACGCGCTGCTGGAGCGGTCCGAGGTGGTCACGGTGGGAATCGACGGCGGCGGGCTCGATGATCTGCTTGGCCTCGCGGTGCTGGGCCGCTGCCGCGAGACCCGCGACTGGCTGCTGTGGGTGCGGGCCTGGGCGCAGACGGACGTGCTGGAGCTGCGCAAGGAGATCGCCGAGCGGCTGCGCGACTTCGCGCGCGGCGGCGACCTGGTGATCTGCAGCGAGCCGACACAGGATGTGGAGGAGGTGGCCGCGATCGTCGCCCGGATCGCCGATGCCGGGTTGCTGCCTGCGCGCTTCGGTGCGGGGCTGGACCCGGTCGGAGTGGCGGCGATCATCGACGAGCTGGCCGGACGCGGGGTCGAGACCGAGGCCAATGGCGGCCCGGTCTGCGCGGTCTATCAGGGCTACAAGCTGAGCGGGGCTGTCTGGGGAATGGAGCGCAAGCTGAAGGACGGCACGCTTCGCCATGGCGGTCAGGCGATGATGGCCTGGTGCGTGGGCAATGCCAAATCAGAGCAGAGGGGTAACGCCGTGCTGATCACCAAGCAGACCGCCGGCAAGGCGAAGATCGATCCGCTGGTGGCCGCGTTCAACGCGTTCTCGCTGATGAGCCGGGTGCCGGCGGCCGCGGGGCCGACGGTGATCCCGGCCGATTACCGGATATCCGCCTGATGGGCATCTGGCACCGCCTGTTCGGGAGCGCGCCGGATTCCGCGCCGCACCCGCGCGACCCGGCGGACGATTACTGGTATCAGCCGCCGGACCGCGCCACCGCCGCCGGGACCCAGGTCACGATTCGCAGCGCCTATTCGCTGGATGTGGTCAAGCGGTCGGTCGACAACCTGATCGAGAGCATCGCCGGGCTGCCGACCGCCGTGTTCGAGCGCACCGCCGGCGACGGGCGGCGCAAGCGCGACGACCATCCGCTGGCGCGGGTGTTCCGCGACCCGAACCCGGAGATGACATCATTCGAATTCATCGGCTCGATCGTCGGGGATCTGGGGCTGCACGGCAACTTCTACGGCGAGCTGGTGCCCGGCCCGCGCGGGCCGATCGACAGCATCTGGCGGCTGGAGCCGGAATACGTGACGATCGAGCGGCTGACGAGCCGCGATATCCGGTATCGCTACAGCGAGCCGGGAGTGGCGGAGCGGCGCCTCACCGCGTCGCAGGTCTGGCATCTCCGCCGACTGCCGCTGATCGACAACCTGAAGGGCGCCTCGCCGATCGACCAGGGCCGCGAGACGATCTCGACCGCGCTGGGACTGCGGGAATACGCGGCGCATTTTTTCCGCAACGACGCCACGCCCCCGTACTGGCTGGAGCACCCGGGCAACTTCAAGGACGAGGCCTCGCGGACCAACTTCCTCCGCGCGCTGAAGCGCTGGCTGACCGGCGGCAACAGGCATTCGCCGGCGATCTTCGAATACGGGATCAAGCCGCACAAACTGGGGACCACCAACGAGGAGGCGCAGTTCCTGGAGACCCGACAGGCGCTGGACGTGGCGCTGGCCAGGCTGTGGCACATGCCGCCGCACAAGGTCGGCATCATGGACAAGGCCACGTTTTCGAACATCGAGCAGCAAGCACTTGAATACGTGACCGACACCCTGACGCCGTTCCTGGAGCTGATTGAATCGTCGATCGACAAGCACCTGATGATCGCGCCGGAGAAGTTCTTCTTCGAGTTCAACGTCTCGGGCCTGCTGCGCGGCGACATCAAGACCCGCTACGAGGCCTTCGCCAGTGGTCGCCAATGGGGCTGGCTCAGCGTCAACGAGGTGCGGCGGCTGGAGAACATGAACGGCATCGGCCCGGCCGGGGACATCTACGCCGACCCGCCGAACGTCGGCAGCCAGGCGGCGCCCGGGGGCGCCAGCAGCGCCGAGGCCATCCGGTTCCTGCGCCAGAGCGTGGGAACAGAGAAACCCAAGCTGAGGATTGTGCACGATGCCGCATGAAATCACCCGCTTCCTGCGCGCGGTCGGGTCGCGCTGCTGGTTCATCGAGCCGCGCCGCGCGGACGAAATTATCGCCGTGCTGGCGCTGCGCTCGCGTGGCCTTACCTCCGGCATGGCCGCCCAGGACCGGGCGCCGGTGGCCGAGAATCGCGGCAAGATCGCGGTCATCCGGCTGCACGGGGTGATCATGCCGCGCGCCGACATGGTCGACGAGATGTCAGGGCCCGGCGGTGCGGCGCTGGACAGGTTCCGCGCCGCCTTCCGGCGCGCCGCCGCCGACCCCGACGTGGCCGCGATCGTGCTGGATATCGACAGCCCGGGCGGCGACGTCAGCCTGGTGCCGGAGACGGCGGCAGAGATCAGGGCCGCGCGCCGCGAGGGCCGGCCGATCGTGGCGGTGGCCAACAACATGGCCGCCTCGGCCGCCTACTGGATCGCCACCGCGGCGGACCAGCTGGTGGTGACGCCATCGGGCCTGGTCGGATCGATCGGCGTCTACATGCTGCACGAGGACATGAGCGCGCGGCTGGAGGCCGAGGGGATCAGGCCGACCTTCATCTTCGAGGGTGTGCGCAAGGTCGAGGGCAATCCGTTCGCGCCGCTCGACGATGTGGCGAAGGCCGCGCTGCAGCGCGAAGTGGCGCATTTCTACGACATGTTCACCCGTGACGTGGCCAAGGCGCGCGGGGTGCCGCTGGCGACCGTGCGGGCGGACCCCGAGAGCGCGGAGGCGAATTTCGGGGGCGGCCGCTTGGTGGTGCCGAAGGACGCGGTGCGCCTTGGCATGGCTGACCGGGTCGCCACCATCGAGGAGACGATCGAGGGCGTGCTGCGCCCGGCCACGGGCAAGCGCCGCGCCAGCATCGAGCGCCGGCGCCTGGCGCTGGGCTAGACCCACCAACCACCAGACGCCGCGCCCCAGCCGCCGGGCAGGGGCCGCGAGAGGCGCGTTGACTGCCCGGCATCACCAGAAGAGGAGAACGATATGGCAAAGCCAATCGTTGAACTGCGGCAGCGCCTCGCGGACATGCAGGCCAAGGGCGGCACGCTGCTGAAGAAAGCCGAGGACGAGAGCCGCGACCTGACCGAGGCCGAGGCGGCCGAGTTCGACAAGATCACGGCCGAGATCGCCACGGTGAAGGGCGAGATCGACAAGCTGGAGAAGATGGCCGACCGGCGCGATGCGCTGGGCGTGATCCGGACCGTGCCGGCGCTGTCGAGCATCACCGACGAGCCGAACCCGGCGACCACCGCGGGGTTCCACGACGTGGCCGAGTTCGCGGTCGCGGTGCGCGGCGCCTGCCGGCCCGGCGGCTCCGTGACCGACCAGCGGCTGATGGCGGCGCCGACCAACTTCCACACCGGCGGCGCCGCCTCGGGCGAGGGCTACGAGGTGCCGATGGCGTTCCGCGACCAGATCTTCGAGATCGTCCAGAGCCTGGACGAGTTCGGCGCCCTGGTGGACGAGGAGCCGACCAACGCCCGCGAGGTCAAGGGCCTGGCCGACGAGAGCACGCCCTGGGGCGCCACCGGCGTGACCGCGAACTGGCGCTCCGAGGGCACGCAGATGACCGCCTCGAAGCTGTCGACCGAGCCGCGCACCACGCCGCTGCACGAGCTCTATGCCTTCGTGACGGCGACCGAGGAGCTTCTGGAGGATGCGCCGCGGCTGGCCTCGCGGGTGACCCGCAAGGCGGCGGAGGCGATCGCCTGGAAGCGCAACGACGCGCTGATCTGGGGCACCGGGGCCGGCCAGCCGCTGGGCTGGATGAATTCCCCGGCGCTGGTCTCGATCGCCAAGGAGGGCAGCCAGGTCGCGGATTCGCTTGACGACCAGAACATCCTGAAGATGTTCGCCCGCCTCCTGGTGGTGCCGGGCGACCGCCCGATCTGGGTCGCCAATCGCGACACGGTGCCCCAGCTGATGACCCTGCAGATCGGCGACAAGCCCATGTGGGTCGGCACCAACGGCCTGATCGACGCCCCGAACGGCATCCTGATGGGCTACCCGATCCGCTTCACCGAGCACGCGAAGACGCTGGGCGACAAGGGCGACATCATGCTGGTCTCGCCGAAGGGCTACTACGCGGCGCGCCGGACCTCGGGGCCGCAGTTCGCGCAGTCGATGCATCTCTACTTCGACTACGCGGTGCAGGCCTTCCGCTGGATGTTCCGCTTCGGCGGGCAGCCGCACCTGAGCGCCGCCGTCAGCCCGGCCAACGGCGCCAGCACCAAGTCGCATTTCGTGACGCTTGACGAGCGGGCGTAAATCACGCTGACGGGCGGGCCGTCCGGCCCGTCCCCACCCATCATTCCGAGGAGGCCACGAGATGGCACAGAAGACAGTCCGCCCGTCCGACCGCGCCGCGGTCGTGGGCATCATCGACCCGGACGCCTACGCGGCCGGGACCGTCACCACCGGCTGGATCGACATGACCCAGTACAACGAGCTGATGGCCGTGGTCATGGCCGGCACGCTCGGCGCGGCGGCCACGCTGGACGCCAAGTTCCAGCAGGCAACGACAGCCGCCGGCGCCGGCGCCAAGGACATCACCGGCGCACTGATCACGCAGCTGACCCAGGCGGGCACCGACTCGGACAAGCAGGCGATCATCAACCTCTGGGCCGAGGATCTCGATGTCGACGGCGGCTTCGCCTTCGCGCAGCTCTCGATGACGGTCGCGGTGGCGACCTCGGACGCCGGCGCCGTGGTGCTGGGCATGGCCAAGCGCCACGGAGCGGCGTCCTCGGGCGACCTCGCGTCGGTTGACGAGATCGTCGCGCTCTGAGAGTAACGGGGCGATCGCGGCGGCCCACGAGGGCCGTCGCCGAACTGTAACGGATGGAGGGCCCGATGGCCGAGATCACCCGCAGAATCAAGTTCACGCGCGATTACGAGGTCAAGGACCACCGCGCCGGGACCGCGCGCGCCGAAGCCTACAAGGCGGGCGCCGGGAAGACCCTGCCCGAGCGGTCGGCGGCGCATTTCGTGGCGCGCGGCGTGGCAGACTATGACGACGTGAACGCGGCCAAGCCGAAGCGGCCCGCCGAACCCGAGCCCGAGCCCGAGCCCGACCCGGACGATCCGGCAGACCTCGACGCCGCCGGGTAACCCACGATGACCATCAGCGTGGTGACCCCGGCGGCGCAGGAGCCGCTGTCGCTCGGCGAGGTCAAGTCAGACCGCCGGATCGACGCGCCGGACGGCGACGCCGGGCTGAGCCAGAAGATCGCCGGAGCGCGCGCCGAATGCGAGGCGGTGACTCGGCTGACGCTGATGACCCAGACCCTGCGGGTGACCCTGGACGGCTTTCCGGCCGGCGCCATCGCGCTGCCGGTCTGGCCGGTGCAGAGCATCGCCCAGGTGCGGTATGTCGACGGCGCCGGGGCGACGCAGGTGCTGGATCCCGCCACCTACCAGCTGGTTGCCAGCCGCAAGCCGAACCTGCTGGTTCCGGCCGTGGGTGCCGCGTGGCCGGAAACCCAGGCCTGGTACGATTCGGTCCTGATCGACATCGTCGCGGGCTTCGGCACCGCGTCCACGGATGTTCCGCAGGATCTGATCAACGCGATGCTGATGATCATCGGCGCGCGCGACGAATTCCGCGAGGACCTGGTCGCGGGCGTCACGCTCGCCGCGGTTCCGAACGGCGCGTGGCAGCTGATGCTGCGCCACGTCTTCTACGGCTGAATCCCGGGCCCGCCCGGCCCACGGTCCGATTCGAACAGAGGAGCCTCAGATGGCCAAGCAGCGAATTCTCGACACCGCCACCCTGAATGCCGCCGCGCGCGACTGGGCGGGACAGTGGTTGCGGCCCACCATCTGGTCGAAGGGGGATGCGACCCGGGCCATCATGGGCCGGGACTGGGTTCTGCAGTCGTTCTACAACGCCGACTTCAGGGACGAGTTCGACCACCTGCTGGCGCGGTTCCGGGCGCAGCTGGGAGCCGACGCGCTGGCTGAGTTCGACGCCGCGGCCGGCGAGCGTTTCACGCCGCGCGACGACGCGGTGTTCGAGCAGCTGCTGGCCGAGAAGCTGGCGATCAACCCGGCCGGCGAGCACATCCCCGGCGCCGTGGGCAGCACCGAGATCGGCACGGTGGCCGCCGGGACGCAGGCGGTCGAGGTCGAGACCCCGCACTCGCTCCGCCGCCGCCGGCTGCTCGGCCTCGGCAAGGAACACCGCCAGACCCACTGGGTGCTCCGCCCGAGGTTCGCCCGGGTCTTCGCCGGCCAGCAGCACCTGTTCGGCGCCGGCGCGCAGAACATGAACATCGCCGCCGCGACCGCCATCCTGGGCCTGGACGCGCTGCTCGACGACCTCGACAGCGGCACCGGCGCCGCGGTGATCCAGGGCCGCTCCGGGGCGCAGCCTGTCGACCCGGACGCGGCCACCACGGGGACGCTGCTGTTCACCCTGGTGATGACCGATCCGGCCTTCGCCGGCGCCACCGACCAGGCAAACGGCACCGTGCGGGCCTCCGCCAGCGCCATCACCGATGACAGCGCGGCCGACGCCACGGGGACGCTCGGCTATTGCCGGGTCAGCTCGACCAACGACGGCGCGACGCCGCTCGACGAGAAGATCGACGGCGAGGCCGCAACCTCGGGCGCCGATTTCAACTTCAACACGGTCTCGATCGTCGCCGGCGCCACGGTCAGCATGACCAGCTATACCGTGACGCTCGATCAGGGGACCACGGCGACCTGATGACAGAGATGTATTTCAGTACCGCATCTCCCAATCCGTAAGGCGGTGATGAGCAGCCGGGCGCGCATCGGCTGGGCGATCTGGTACGCGGACGGCTCGGTCGGGACGGGCCGCACTCAAGAAGAGTGGCGCGCGGCCCCCGCCGACGGCGTGCAGGCGGTGGCGCGGTTCCCGCGCCGGGAACCGGTGCGCTGGAGCTGTTCCGGCGGCGCGGTGATGGATCGCGACCTCTGGACCGGCGAGGATGTCTACGACCCGTTCGGCTGGGGCGAGAAGCGCGGCTCGCTGATGCGCTGGGCGGACTACGAGGAAATCTGGGAGCGGGCCTGTGGCGGCGATTGATCTCAATGTCTCGTCGATCATCGCGGCCACCGGCTGGACCGGCGCGACCGTCGCCAATCTGACGACCTCGAACGACGTCCGGGCGACGAACGGCACCGCCGCCGAGTTCATCTCGGCGGAACTGGACGACGCGCCGGGCGATTTCGGGTCGCAGAACACGATACAGCTTCACGTCGAGGCGCGTGTGGTTGGAACGGTGACGCGGGCAAAATCGATATTGTTTGAACTCCGCAATTCCAGCGAGACCGTCCTGCAAACATTTACCACCTCCAGTCTCACGGCTTCGGATGTGGTGTACAGTTCCACCGCGTTCTCCCGGTCTGATGCTCTTTCAGTGATTAATGCGTATCGGCTGCGCGCGACCGTCCTCGAGGGCGGCGGCATGGCGGACACCGCCACGGTCGAGATCGACCGGATGTGGGCGGTGCTGGATTACAACGCGGCGGCGGTGTTCGCCCCGGAGCAGAATGCCTTCCGCTTCTACGACGATGACGCCGCCGAGGATGCGTCCACCCCGCTCGGCGCGCAGGATGCCAATGCCGAGGTCAATGTCGCGGCCGGCGACGCCACGGTGCAGCTGCGGCTCAGGATCGACGAAACGGCCGGCGGCGCGGGGGCCACGACGGATGACTGGCAGCTTCAGTACTCCAAGAACGCCGCCGCCTTCGCGGATGTCGCGGCGGCATCGAGCAATGTAAAATCTCCGGGCGTTGCGGGAGGCAATCCCGTAGTCGAGGCCACCGCGACAAGTTCCACGGAAACAGCCGGGACCACGCACACCGTTGCCTTGCCGACAGGTATTCTGTCCGGCGATCTGCTGGTGGCGGGGTTCGCGGTTGACGGCAATCAGCGGCAAGTTACGGTTACGTGGCCTGCCGGGTGGGCCGAGCTATTCGATCTGATGAATGACGATAATTTTGCCGTTGAGGCGGAATGCGGCGGGTCGATAGCATATCGGGTAGCGGACGGAACCGAGGGAAGCTCGATCACTGTGACGACCAGTGAAAGCGAGACCTCCGCGCATACGGTGTACCGGATCAGTGGCGCGGGGACGCCTGAATTTGCACCGGCCAGGAGCCTGACGACCCCCGATGCCTCTCCCGATCCACCAGAGCTGACGTATTCTGGCGGGTCGGGAAATCATTTGTGGCTGGCGTGGAGCTTCAGCGACGATCTTGACGCCGTTACCGGGTTCCCGACTGATTATACGGATGGGATCACGGTCAGTGCAGGATCATCCGGAGCATGCACCATCGGATCGGCCCGGCGCAAGCTTGCGGCGGCGACCGATAACCCTGGTGTATTTACGTTGGCGGCTACCGAAGAGTGGGTTGCCGCAACCGTGGTTGCACCATCGGCGGGCGGTGGCGGCGGTTCCAGTCTTACCGACGGCGCGGCTACCACCAATCGGGCGACCAACGGCATCGGCGATCCTGGCACGGGCAGCTTCGTCGCGGGCGAGCAGGAGGTCGGCAACGGCCTGATCGAAAATCGCCAGCTCACGGCGGGGAATTTTACCGAGCATGTGTGGGCGCTGACGCTGGTCGCGGCCGATCTCGCCAACGCCGACACGCTGGAGTTCCGGGTACTCCTGAACGGCGCGCCGATCACGGCAGGCGTCACGCCTCAGATCACGGTTTCGACGACGACCAATGCGACGGCGACCGGCGGACAGGCGCTGCAGACGCTGGCACAGGCTGGCGCTGGCATCGAGCAGCCAGATGGCGCCGGCGGTGGAATTCTGGCGGCTCCGCAACAATCCGGCACCGGAACCCACACCGAGCAGGTGGGCGGCACTGGCGCGCAATCGTTCGTCCCGCTGGCACAGGCGGCGAGCGCGGCGGAGGCGATCGCCGGCCTCGCGGACCAGGCGCTCGCCGCGCTGGCCGAGGCCGGATCCGGCGTCGAGCGCTTCGCCAGCACCGGCGCCCAGGCGCTGGCGCCGCCGAGCCAGGCTGGCGCCGCGGTCGAGGTCGCCGCCACCGCGGGCGCCCAGACCCTGGCGCCGGCGCTGCAGAGCGCCAGCGGCGTCGAGCAGCCGGAGGGCGCGGGCGCGCAGATCGTGGTTCCGCTCGCGCAGGCCGCGGCGGCGACCAGCGGGCAGACCATCACCGGGGCGGCGGCGCAGACGCTGGCGCTGGTGGCGACAAGCGCCACGGGCCTGATGGCTCCCGAAGGATTTGGCGCGCAGCTGCTTGCCCAGCTCGCACAGTCGGCGAGCGGAGACGCCGGGGGGATCGGCGGTTCGGCGGACCAGAGCCTGCAGCCGCCGGCCCAATCCGGCGCCGCGGCCGAAATCCTGATCGCCACCGGTGCGAGCCTCGCCGCCGAGCTCGCCCAGTTCGGGTCCGGCGTCATCGCCATTGCGGGCGCCGGCCAGCAATCGCTGAATTTGCCGTTCCAGATCGCGCAGGCGCTCCTGCAACCGGCCGGGACGGGCGTGCAGTTCGCCGGCGCCGCGGTCCAGGCCGGCACGGCCGCCGAGGTTGACACCGGCGCCGCCGCGAGCCTGATCGCGGCCCTGACGCAACAGGCATCCGGCGCGCCGCCGTTCCACCAGGTCCCGGGCCGGACCTTCGCGGCGCGGCGCGCCGGCGCCGCCGCCGTGGCCATGACCCGGACCTTTATCGCGAGGCGCTGATGCCCCATGTGCTGCAGACCCCCGGCGAGGCGCTAACCTGGTCGATCGACTGGACCGAATGGCTGGCGAGCGCCGACACCATCGCCTCGGCGACCTGGTCGATCACGCCTTCGGCCGGGGTGACCGTCACCGATCTCGGCGAGAGCAATCCCGTGTCCAGCGCGCGCGTATCAGGACTGACCCGCGGCCAGCAATACCTGCTCACCTGCGACATGGTCAGCACGCTCGGCGAGACCGGCCAGCAATCGATCAGCATCCGGTGCGACCACAGATGAGGGCGGGCCGGCTGAACAGGCGGGTGTCGTTCCAGCGGCTGGACCAGACGTCCGACGAGTATGGCAACGTGAGCCAGGGGACCTGGGCGGAGCTGTTCGCCACCTGGGGGAATCTCCGCGAGACGACGGGGCGCGAGGTGATCGAGGGCGGCGCCCTGCAGGCGCCGATGTCGGGCACGCTGACGGTGCGCGGCGGCAGCCTGGCCCGGACCGTCAGCGAAGCCGACAGCGCGGTGGTCGATGGCCGACGCTGGAACATAAGGGGCATCACCAATCCGGACCAGCGCGGGGCCTGGCTGGAGCTGGTGGTCGAGCGGGAGGTGGCGTGATGGCGGTGATCAGATTTTCCGGCAGGCGCCAGATCCGGATCGAGGGGCTGGAGGAGACGCGGCGCGTCTTCGCGATGCTGCCGCGAGAAGCCACGGCGCGGATCACCCACGCCCTCAATCTGGGGGCCGAGGAGATCAAGGTCACCGCGCAGGCGCTGGCCCCGGTTGTCACGGGCGAGTTGCGGGGCGCGATCGAGGTCAGGCGTGATCTGCAAGGCTTCGACGCCAGGGGCATCATCGGGGCCTTGCAGGTTGGCGCCGGCGACGACAATGGCCGGGTGCAGCGATTCATCGGCGTGTTCCCGCAATCTCGATCCTCGCCCGGCTGGTACGCGGCCTTTGTCGAGTTCGGCACCTCGGCGCGCGTCAAGGGCGAGAAATTCACCACCGCCGGGGGGCGGAAGAAGCGCTCCGGCAACACCCATCCGGGAACCACGGCGAAGCCGTTCCTGTTTCCCGCCTTTCGGGCCTTGCGCAAGCGGGTGACGTCTCGCATCGCCCGCGAGCTGAAGCGCGCATTCAAGGAAGCGGCCGGGAAGAAATTCGGCAAGGCGGCATGAGCGATTCCACGCTGGAGATCATCAAGGCCTGGGTCGCGGCGCTGAAGGCCGATGCCGGCGTGGCCGCGCTGGTGGGCGCGCGGGTCTACGACCAGCCGCCGCAGGATCCCGGATATCCGAACGTCACCTTCGGCCCGCTGACGGGCGAGCCCTGGGACACCGACGGCAACCTGGGCTGGGAGGCATCGATCCAGATCGACATCTGGTCGCGCGCGCCGGGCAAGCCGGAGGCGGCGCGGATCATGGCGGCGATCAAGGCGGTGCTGCACCGGTCAAGCATCACCATGGACACGCAGACCAACTATCTGACGATGCTGGAACTGAACCGGATTCTGGACTGGGACGGCGCCACCCGCCACGGGGTGCAGCGGTTCCGGGTGCTGACGCACCAATAACGGCCGACGCCGTTCGCCCTCGACCCGC